AGTACAGAATGGATTGATGGAAGTAATGGAATTAATGAAGTAACTGCAGTAAGTACGGCAGGAGATGAGTTTACAATAGACAGTTTAAACTTAGCGAATAAAGTATATAATATGTTAAATAGAATTGCGATAAGTGGTGGTAGTTATGATGACTGGTTAGATGCAGTATATACGCATGAAAGAGCAAAAAGTTGCGAGAATCCGATATATCATGGATCGTTAATAAAAGAATTAGCGTTTGAAGAGGTAGTGAGTTTAGCAGATACAGTAGTAGGAGATGAAAGTCAACCACTAGGAACGTTAGCAGGAAGAGGAAGATTGACAGGTAAAAATAAAGGTGGAAAAGTTAAAATTAAAGTAGATGAGCCAAGTTATATAATAGGAATTGTGAGTATAACACCAAGAATAGATTATAGTCAAGGAAATAAATGGGATGTTAATCTAAAAACAATGAATGATCTACATAAACCTGCATTAGATGCAATAGGATATCAGGATTTAATAACAGATCAAATGGCATGGTTTGATACAACAACTGACACAAGTGGAACAGTGGGATATAGTACGGCAGGGAAACAACCTGCATGGATTAATTATATGACAAATGTGAATCAGACAAGAGGAAGTTTTGCAGAAAAGAGAAATAGTATGTTTATGACATTAAATAGAAGGTATGAGCAAGGTAGTACGGGAATTGAAGATTTAACAACATATATAGACCCAAGTAAGTATAACAGAATATTTGCAGAATGGGCGTTAGATAGTCAGAACTTCTGGGTACAAATAAGTAATAAAATTACTGCTAGAAGAAAAATGAGTGCGAAAGTAATACCTAACCTATAATTAAAAAAAGATGTATAAATATAAATTACCAGTGAAAAGCACATTAACAAGTGTAGAATGTGTAGAAGGGGAACCTATTGAATGGAAAATAGAAAGAATTGTAAGTAATAAAGAACCAATAAGTGATGGGGCACCAGAGATATTTACGGAACGTAAAGAAGGTGTAAAAAGTGCTTATAATATTAGGACAGATCGATGGGAAATAGCAACAGAGGCTATGAGTAAAGTAGAAGGAAGTATCCAAGCCAAACGAGATGCTAAAGCTAAAATATCAGAAAAAAAGAGTGAAGCTAAAGTAATAGAGTTAAAAGTGGATAAAGTAGATAGCGGAGCTAAGTCAACAGAAGGAACCAAGGGGGCTGAAGCGAAGTAAGAAATGAGGGGGGTGTTAAAATCAAGCATCCCCCCTATTTTGAATGGGTGGTACGCATCTGTTCTTATATATCAAGGGATATAGATCGCTTTAAAAAAGCGCGAAACGAAATAATAATTAATAAATTAAAAAATAGAAAATATGAGTAGTAATTTTTGGGAAGGTGCAGGATCAGCAGGAATAGGTGCAGGAGCATCACTAATAGGAATGATAACAGGACATAATGCACAAAGGAGACAACATAGAGATACTAAAGAATTAATGGGAATGCAACATAGTAATCAAAGAAATTTAAATCAAATGGGACATGACTTACAAATGGATATGTGGAACAAGACAAATTACAAAGCACAAGTAGATCATATGTTAGAAGCTGGATTAAACCCAGCATTAATGTATGGAAGTGCAGGACAAGGAGGACAAACTGGAAGTCAAGGAGGAGGAAGTGCAGCAATGGGACAAGCACAACAAATGAAAATGATGGATATGCAAAACCTAAAATTAGGAGCTGAAATAGAAGCAATTAAAGAAGGAGTAAATAGATCGAAATGGGAAAGAGGAGACAAAGGAACGGCAGAGATTGGAGATTTAGAGGCAAGAAAAGCATTAAATGAGGCAAATGTGAATTTAACAAATGAACAGATAAAGCAAGTAGATACTAATATAAAAAAGATGGAAGCAGATACGAACTTGACAAAGAAAATCCAAGAAATGGATTATGGTGGAGAATTTGGAAAAAATATGACTCAGAATATAATGAACATATTAACAGGAGAAGCAGGATTAGACCTAAATGATTACATAGGAATAGTAACAGGAATCGGTGGATTATCAGTATTAAGAAGTGGTAAATTAATGGGTAAAGGAATGAGTAAAGCTAAAGAAGGTGTAACAAGTGTGATAAATAAATTAAAAGCGAAATTAAAAACAATAAAACCAAAAGCAAATAAATTTGATGCAAAAAAACAACAAAAGTACTTTGATCAAATATGGGAAGCTAATAAAATGAGCAGATAATGTGTTTGTATCCAAAACTGATACAGAACAGGAAATACTTAAAGAATAAAAAAAATGGGGGGGTCATCCCCCCTATTAAAGATAAAAGAGTATTGATGGTTCCAGTAGGATGTGGAAAGTGTATAGAGTGTAAGAAACAGAAAGCCAGAAATTGGCAAGTAAGACTGCAAGAGGATATCCGAGTTAATGCGAACTCTAAGTTTATAACTTTAACGTTCACAGAACTCGAATTGCAGAAAATAGATAACGAGATAAAAGGGTTAAGTGGGTATGATAGAGATAATGAAATATGTAGAATAGCAGTAAGAAGATATACAGAAAGATGGAGAAAAAAATATGGAAAAACATTGAGGCACTGGTTAGTGACAGAATTGGGACACCAGAACACAGAAAGAGTGCATATGCATGGTATTGTGTGGACAGACAAAGTGAAAGATATAAAGGAAATATGGAAATATGGAAAAGTGTGGATTGGGGATTATGTAAGTGCGAAAACGATAAACTATATAGTGAAATATGTGAATAAAACAGATGAGGTACATAAAATGTATAATAGTAAAATATTTACGAGTAAAGGCATAGGAAGTAAGTATTTAGAAAGAAGAGATAGTACAAGAAACAAGTATAAAAAAGTAGATACAATAGAAACGTATAAAACAAGGGAAGGGATAGAACTAGCGTTGCCAGTGTATTATAGAAATAAAATCTATAACGAAGAGCAAAGAGAAGCTCTCTGGTTAGAAAAATTAGATAAAGAAGAGCGATATGTATGTGGAGTTAAAGTAGATATAAGCAACGGAGAAGAAGAATACTATAAACTATTGAAAATGATGAGAGAAAAAAACAAGAGGTTAGGCTATGGAAATGATGAGAAAAATTGGGAATTAAAAAGGTATGAAAATAACAGAAGATACTTAAAAAAATTAGAAAGATTAGAGAAGTTATATGGAGTAGGGGCAAGAGAAATAGCGAGATAAAAAAAAAAGTGTATATTAGGGAAAAAATAGTTACAAATGTAAACTATTAAGGGTCGAAAAAATCGATTTAACTGTATATAAATTATAGTTCAAATAGAGGTACAAAATGTTACAGATATAACAATATTAGAACGTTAATACTAAAATAAGAAAAAATGAGTTACAATAAACAACAGTACGAACATTTACAAAAATGGAAAAAGGAAAGGAGGAAATATGAAAAACCGATATGGAGTACCGAAAGTATGTATGTAGATACAGAAACAGGTGAAATAATACTAAAAAGAAGATTAGAAAACGGAGAGTACATTAAATTAAGAAGTTCAACTAAATACAAAACAAATGAAAGACACAGAATTAAAACAATCACAAGTGAATGCAGAAAAAACCCTCAGCAAAGACTCTGGGACTTCTGAAAATGAAACAATAAAAAGGGAAGAAATAAAAGATAGCCCTTTTCATGTAATAACAATTGAAGGTCAAAGCTTCGGAGTAATGGGCGATTATAGATTGACAGAAAAATCGGCGAGTGCTAGTGAGGTGAAGAAAGAACTAAAGAAAATAACATGGAATCGAATAGTACAAGTAATAATGCTATTAGATGAAGTAAAAAGTAAAATTAACAATAAAATAAAAAAAGAAATATGAAAACAGAAATTGGAGGCGATAGACTCGGCTCAGGAAACAAACAAGAAGTAAGTCTAAGAAATTATGAAAGAAGTACGCATGATCTAGGGTATATATGGAGGTCAAGTATGGCATCAGGAACATTAGTGCCATTTATGAGTGAAGTAGCGTTACCGGGAGATAGCTTCGACATAGATTTAGACTGTGATGTAAAAACATTACCAACAGTAGGACCATTATTTGGAAGTTATAAAGTACAAATGGATGTATTTCAATGTCCAATAAGATTATATAATGGAAAATTACATATGAATATGTTAAATATTGGAATGGATATGAGTCAAATATTGTTACCACAATATAAGATAGAAAGTCAATATGATCCAACAAAAGGAGATAATCAACAAATAAATTCGAGTAGTATATATTCATATTTGAATGTTAGAGGTGCAGGAAGAACAACAGATGGACTGGAAGGAAAAGTAATGAGAGAATTTAATGCAATACCGTATTTAGGGTATTGGGATATATACAAAAATTACTATGCAAATAAACAAGAGGAAAGAGGAGTTGTAATACATGCGGCAGATTTGGATAATACGTTTGAGGTAAATGGAACAGGTGCAGCACAAGTACAGGTAGCAGGACAAAATAGTGATACAACAACAGATATATTTAGTGCAGCAACAATAGATACAACGGCACAAAGTACATCGTTGCCAACAGTAATAGCAACATTTACAATAGTATGGAATAATGCAGGAGCGCAATATGGAGCGCCAAATACAGATACAATAGAGATAAATATAGGAGGTACAAATACTAAAGCTTCAGATATATTCGAAAATGTAACATCAACAGAAAATGAAGGAGTGTGGACAGTACAGTTTACAAATTACATAGGTGTAGCAGAATCAAATACATGGACAGTATTGGCAGAAGTAGAAAATACAAATGAAGAGGGAGAAGGTGAACCACAATTAGAAGATTTTCCATTAGATAATATAGATGATATGAGAATGGATATACTAGAAGCAGTAAGAGATACAACGGCATTTACAATAGATAGAAATAGTGAAGCTCCGTATGGATTAGGATTGGATAGAAAAACTAGTTCAAAATGGGAAACAGGTTTTGCAAAAGCAAGTCAGGAAGGACTAGGGATAAAAACGTATCAAAGTGATTTATTCAACAATTGGATTAGTACAGAATGGATTGATGGAAGTAATGGAATTAATGAAGTAACTGCAGTAAGTACGGCAGGAGATGAGTTTACAATAGACAGTTTAAACTTAGCGAATAAAGTATATAATATGTTAAATAGA